TTCGTCGTAATAGACCTCAATGTGCTGAAGACCAGCATTTTGCACATTTTCGTGAAGTTCGTCATAATCAAAACCACCCGCAGGATTATCCTCGGTATCAGATTGTGCGTCGGCATACATTTGCCCCCAAGTCTGGTCTGCTATGGCACTGAAAATTCCAGCAGCCTCATCATTATCGTATAAGGTTGTAGATCCAAGTTCTGGTATCTCACTCACATCAACAGGGAGATCGTTGCCGTGTTTTTTGAGATAATCTACAATGCCTTTATAGACTTTTCTATTTATTCTCTGCTCTGGTCCTCGGTCGTCTTCGTCCACATCCTCTCCAAGATATTCTTCAAGCTGAGATCCATTGCGGAAAACATCGGCAATATTATCAATATCAGAATCTTCTACAGCCATTCCCATATTTTTGATTGCGGGGGCGAGGATGTTGAAAAGAAGTACATTGCCCAACTCATACTCGGATGAATATCCATTGTCTGGAGTATCAAACCACTCGTCAAACTCTCCGCTTTTATCAAATACAAGAGCAACCTTTTTGAACATGGAGTTTTCTGGTAAGTTCTTGTTGAGGACAAAATAGAAAGACTTTCCTTGTCTTGTGTAGGAATCATAATAGTTTTGTGATCTCTCTGCTGAAATACACCACTTTGTCTTTCTACCAAAGAAGCAAGAGGATTCTTTTGTAAGAGGTCTAATAACAAAAAAGTCCTCATCGTCCTGCATAATAGTAGCACCACCAAGGGCAGCTTCCTTTTCCCTTTTCTTTTCCTCAGAACTAGACAAACCAAGATTATCAATAAAGCCTTCAAGTTCATCAAGAGACTTGAACTGGTTGATGTCGTTTGGGTATAAACTTTTACCAGCTTGCTTTCTATTTTTGTTCAGTTGGTTGATTCTTTGCTTGGCTTTGTGAAAGTCAGCAACAATAGGAACAATATCAAATATGCGTTCCCTTGCCAAGCCCGGAACACTATAAATGCCAGCACCAGAATCTTTCATTACCTTTGTCATCCACATCAAGTAAGCGTTTTTGTCTGATGGATCAGAAAGGGAAAGTTGCTTGATTATTTCTGGGTCTATCTCAGGAAACTTTTTCATAGTGTCCTGTAATCTGCCTTCAATAAGCAGTTCTTCATTTAGGAAGCTATTCCATTTGCTTAGATCATTATAAAAATTCATCACTCTCCCTCGCTTTCTGATACTGCATATTGTGCTCTAACCTTTTCACCGGCTGAAGCTCCTGCTGTCTTTGCAGGCGTCATTGTATAATTTAATACCTTTAGCTGAGATATTATCTCTCTCAACAGAGCGATCATTTGCTCGTCGGTGGAAAGATCCTCGGCCTCATAGTCGGTGTAAGTCGGTATGACATTCTGCTTCTCTTCGCCTTCTGCCTTGATACAGTTTCTATATGTCTTACCATACATTTTCTTTGTTTTTCGGGTTGGATGCGTCTTATATCCTTTTTGACAGCGCTCTTCTAGTTGTTCTCTTATCATTTGCCTAAAAGCTTCTCTCATGTTTTTCATTTAAATGTTCGCTCCTCAGATGTTTTCAATAAGTCGGGAATAAATGATTTTTTAAGCTTGAGCAGTCTATCAAATTTTACTTTCTTTTTGCTGTCGGTGTAAAGGGCTGTTGGCTTTTTTATTTCACCATCAATAACTTGTTCTCCAAAGTCATAGAATTTAGATTTTGGTTTAGACTGACCCGCCGCTTCTGATTGCGCCATAAAAAAGAAAATAAATGCAATCAAAACAGATAATATTATTATTGAAATCTTTCTCATAGTAGGGTAAATAGTTCTTTTTAATACAAAAAGAGCGTTAAAGTTTCCCCTAACGCTCTCTTCTTTAGCTGTGTAAAAACTAGGCAACTGTGACGGTCGTTGTCTTAGGAATAACTTCCTCTGGCTTTGGCACCGTTACACGCAAAATTCCTTGCTTGTAGTCAGCGGCTACACCTTCGGCTGCTGTCCCTTCAGGCAACGTCCAAGTTTTGGTAAAAGATGAAGTTCCAAATTCTGTGACCGTTTTCTCGGTACTCACAGTCAGAACCCCATCAGTAACTGTAATAGAAAAATCCTCTTTGTCCAATCCCGGCGCAGCTACTGAAATAATATATTTATCACTCTCATTGGACACATGGGTGTTTGTTGAAAGTGTTCTCTTGATTGGGGTTGTTGCCGTCGCAAAGAATGGATCAAAGAGGGAGTCAAAAAGACTATGTGTTGGAAAAGTATTTGTTCTAATCAATGTGCTCATTTATATTATCTCCTTATAAAGTTATGGGCAGTTTTTATCTGCCATTGATTATAGGCATAATATATACATGCATTTTTACTTGTCAAGGGCCTACCTTGAATATTTATCTTCTAATCTCACAACATCGTCAATCTCTGGTGAACTGACTTCAGCCAACTTTACATTGGTGGTGGTTGCGATAAACCTGTGGACTGTTCCGGGCTTGACATGGTAGGTTGAGCCTTCGCCAAGATACATTCTTTGGAAACCTGTTTCTTCTGGTCTGCCGATCTCAAGGCAAAGGACGCCTTCAAGCACACAGATAGTTTCTTCTTTTACCTCGTGGTATTGACGGGAAAGCATTTCACCTGCATTGATATACAGGAACTTGCCTAAATATTTATCTGTCTCCCCCCAGATTTCTTCTTTGCCCCAAGGCTTCTCAACTGTTCTCAACTCCATTCTCCTGTTTTGATTGGTGTTTCATAGGAAGGCAGCCAATAAAATACTGTAAGCTCTTGCCCCTCTTCTATGTTTCTCAGGGCTACAACCCAAATTTCTCTGTCTCTTAGTTGTGCTTGACAATTAGGTGTAAGCGAATGGTTTATGAAACCACCAAGTGGAGTTCTCAGCCATCCGTCTGGCTGTCCAGCGTATCTAACATGACCAAGACCAATGACAGTTCCGGCAGGTATAAGGTGATTGGCAACCAGCCCCATACCTTCTAAGCCTTCAGTTATCTTTACGCTTGGCGGCAGAGGTCTATAGTTCACTAGTTTCTTCTTCCTCTTGCGCTGGTTTAGTAAGAACAGAGCCGTCGTCCCTGTAATGAACTTGTTCTCCATCCTCGTAAGTAATAATCGTTTCGTTGCCCGGATGGGGCTTGATATGAACCGTGGCAAAGTCGCTGATACTATCAAAGATTGCTATGGAACCTCTTGGTGCTGGGTAAAGCCAATGAACAACGCACTGACCTGTTGCCAGAGTAATACCCTCGATCACAATACCAGTGCCAGATACGCCGCTTTCGTCATTGATGCGGCAGACTGTAAAAGTTCTAATGCCTTGCGGAGCCAACTTCGCTGGCTTCTTTGGCTTGAGATCTACCTCTGGGGTTTCTTGTGTTTCCTCAAGGTTTTTATGTTCTTCTGCTTGAAACATTTTATTTTCCTCTCTGCGTTGGATAAGGCAAGGAGACTTTCCGTGGGCTGTTTTTTTTGAACGCTTCTTTCAATAGCTTTGTCTCCTTTTTACCTCTGCCCAAAATATAAACATATTTATGTTTTGCTGGGACTTTTCTTGATTTGCAACTTTGCCTATATATTTCCTCTTGTTTTTTAATTGCGTTTTTTACGTCGGGTGGAATGACGTTCCAGTCCGGGGAATACTTCTTCATCCAGCCTTTCCAACGCTCTTTACTTATACCAATTTTCTCTGCGTATTTATAGTAATTAGATTTTTTTCTGAACTCTCGACTGCTAAACCAGCCTTTCTGTGGATTTTTTGGATCAAAATATTGCTTATCTGTGCCACTTGTTTGCCCTAAGTATGTGAAGTTACAGGCTTGATAAATAGTGCCTAGCTCTTTTGCTTCAGGGTCAGAATATGCGGTAAAAAACCGAAAATCTGTGTTTTCTACCATCCATCGGATAGAAGACATAATCAGCCAAGAGCCGAGGTTCTTTGGTCCCCAAGAGATACAAGCACCACGAGAGATTAGTTTTTCTTTGTCTTTGTTTTCTTTTCCCAAAAGGTTTGAAAAGGCATTCGGGGTTGCCATAATGATAGTGCCTGCCAGAGTTCCATTCTTTTTTAGCCTCGCTGTAAATCTATGTGTTGGTCGGTTGGGAAGTTTAGCAAGCCACTCGTGTCGCTCGATAAACTCCTTTACCTCTTTACATAGTTCCTTCTGGTCGCTGGATACATACTCAAACACAAAGTCACTTGTTCGTAACTTTGCAGCACCTGCCTCCGTCAAATTAGCCATGATGAGGTCTCTTTCTCGATTCACGTCAGCAACGTGTGCTTGCCAGCATTTGTTGCCTTTGTAATCCTTAAATCTTTCGTGAGCATTCATTAGTGTACCGTAAAGTTTATGTTATATTGACTTAGTTCTGCTTTTACCATTTCCACAGTGCTAACAAGCATATGAAGTGCTTTTACCTCTAGTTGTTCTACCACATAACCATAACTGTTTTCTTTTTCGCTAAACCTTTTTTCTTTGGTTAGTTCAATGTTTGTAACAGCCTCATACATCGCTCTATTACAAATAAAAAACTCACAAAGTTTAGCAAAAATAATATCATTCACAATAATACTGTTCGTCTCATACTTTTTTATTAGATGAGTCGATAGTTTTTCATTGACAAGGGATTCTTCAATAAGGTTAGCTGCCCTTTTTTCGCTGAAAATGAAAAGTTTTTGACCTTTATTGCTCAACGTTTTGCACCCTCACCCCAAAAATATTTACTCTTTTGCTTATCAGTAATCAAAATAACCTGTGCGGTGTTGTCACCCAGTTTACAAATCTTGTGAAGTCGTAACCTACCATACAAAGGTTTCGTTTGCTTTTTGGCATACTTTTTGCGTGGAGGTGCTAAGTTCAAATAATTCACACATCCTTGCAGAACTTGCTCCTTTGTAAGTCCTTGTTTTCCATATTCATCAAAATCAACTTTTATACTGGTCACAACTGCCCAGTTCTTTATCCAAAGTTGTGGAACTCCGGGAAAGAATGAACCGTGGTAGCTGCCAAACCTCTGTTCTCCCGTATCAAGAGTCTGTTGATTCCACTGTGGGCGTGGAATTAGTTGACACGGAATCGTGCGATTCGTTGCTGCTTGTTGAATCGTCTTCTTTTCCATCTTCTCTTGTGCTTTCCTGAATCTCTTCAGCATTAAAGACCTCCTTTAGATCTGAGCATCCTCCGATAAAATTATACTTTTCGCCTTCTGCGACTTCAAAAATAATTGGCACAGTTGTGTGCCCTGTCTTTTCTTTGAGCCTGTCTAGAACGTTTGGAGCTTTATCTAGAAGCGTAACAACGTGTTCTATTTTTTGGCTTTTTAGCAACTCTTTTGCTTCTTTGCAAAAAGGGCAGCGACTCTTTACAAAAAGATGGTAATAATTCATTCTATCCTCTTAGAACTTGTTTTTCTTTGCGCCCCAGTTTATCTTCAATTGAGGACGGAGATCCAACAACAATAATATCCAAACCAAGTTGTCCTCTACTCATATGCACACGAGTAAACTCTTGCCTGCTATCTAAACCCTCTGGCAAAACTCCCTCTTGAAGCAGTCTACCATAGTTTGGTTCAGAACGCAAGCAAACAACGTGGTCTGGGTTTACAAAAACTTCTCGCACCGAATATCTTTTGGCTTCTTGTGTAAACTTTTTATTTTCAAAAACTTCTACTAACTTAATAATCATTTCTTACTCCTATTCATACAAACAACTTTTAGGCACCGACCATGTTGCACCTCGGTAAAGCACCTCATAATAAACTTCATCTCTCTCGCCAATAATAAAAACGTGTTGTGGTTCTTTAGGATAACACCACTGCTTTACTGTGCCACTACTACCATCAAAACTTAGCAACGCTGTATTGCTGGGTAGCCAAGCTAAATCACCCGGACTCATCTTGCACCTCCTCTTCTTCTGTCATGACATCAAGTCTTGCTTTTTCGTAATTAGCCAACAAATTGACATAATCTGCCAACTGCATGTCATATTTCATCAATGATTGACGAAAGGTTTGGAGTTTACTGATTACCTCTACTAGGTTGTTTGGGTTGATATTCTTGATTGGGCGTACCACATCCGTGGCTTCGAGGAGCAACTCTCCCACAGTGTTTTGGGCTAGCTCTGAGACTTTTTCTGGGAGTTCATCAAAGTCAATTGTGTAACTTATTTTTACTTTCATAATAGCAATACTAATACACTAATTTATTTTTGTCAAGAACTATAGAACAAAAAACTTTACTGCTAAAGCCGTAAGGGTTGTCACTGCACTACCAATAACGAGCCATTGGATTTTCTTGATTGCTGCAATGGTTGTTTCCACCTGCGCCAACCTAAGTTCTCCATTGGTAATTGTGTGGTATCTAATTCTTTCTTCAAAAGTGTTTAGAAAGTTTTCTCTCCACAATTCCATCTCTCTGATTCTGGTGAATAGACCTTGGTCAGGATCATAGATTGCCTCCTTGATCTTAGAGATGTTCTCTGCAACTTCTTCTTGTCGCTGTAAAAGAGTCTCTAGCTTGTTGCTCAAGTCTGCCATTGCGATGGCTATTTTTGTACTATCATTTTCTGGTGGCATATCAGTCTTCCTACCCTGCGGTACAATAAATAGTCCTATTCTGCCTATTCAGTTTGGACAATAGCAAAATTAGCCAAAATAAGCGAAGAGGATACTGAAGCTGCGTTTTGTAGTGCTACTCGGGTTACTTTTGCAGGATCAATGATTCCAGTATCATACAAATCGCAAACCTCATTATTGGAAAAATTGTAGCCGCAATTTTCTTGAGCGGCCTGAATTTCAGACAAGATTAGATCTGGGGATAAACCGGCGTTCTTTGCCATCTGTCTGGCTGGTTCCTGAATAGCCTTTCTCACGATCTCGAAACCAAATAATTGGTCCTGATTAAGACCCTCTGGTGGCGTTAGTTTCTCTGCGATCTTCACCAGTGTGCTACCACCACCAAGAACAACACCCTCTTCCTGTGCAGATTTTACTGCTTCAAGCGCATCCTCTAGTCGGTGCTTCTTCTCAATCATCTCGACCTCGGTATGGGCACCAACATGAATGATTGCAACGCCAGAAGCAAGACGGGTGATTCTCTCCTGAATTTGTTCGCACTCTTGAATAGATTCTGTGTCTTGCATTTCTGTTTTTAGGTTTTCAATGCGCTCCTCTACCTCATCGTAGTCAGCGTCGCCGTCCACAAGCGTTGTAGATCGCTTTGTAACTTCAACTGTTTTTGCCTTACCAAAATCAGCGAGTGTAATATCTCTAAGTGTCTTACCAGATTCACGAGACATAAAAGTAGCACCTACAGAAAGGGCTAAGTCTTTCAACATATTTCTGCGCTCTTCACCGTAGCGTGGAGCTTTGACTGCCGCAACCTTCATTGTGCCTCGCACGGCGTTCATAATAAGTGCTGCAAGAGCTTGACCCTCAACATCTTCTGCTACAATCAGGAATGGTCGTCCCTCTCGTGCAACTAGTTCAAGGGCTGGCAAAATGTCATCGACAGAATCAATCTTTGAGTCTGTGACAAGGACAAGCAAGTCCTCGTACTTGACCAGCTTACGTCGCTCATCTGTAACAAACTGTGGAGACAAGTAGCCGGAATCAAATCGGAAACCTTCAACGACTGTCAGACCGCTTTCAACAGAGCGAGCTTCCTCAATTGTGATTGAACCGTTCTTCCCAACCTTGTCAACGGCAGTTGCAATCATCTCTCCGATGACTGTATCTCCATTAGCTGAGATAGTGGCGATGTGAGCCACATCTTTTTCCGATGTGATGGGGCGGGACAGTTCTCTAATCTCTGCTACAACCTGCTCGACGGCTTTGTCAATCCCTCGCTTCAATTCAACGGGAGATGAGCCTGCTGTGATATATTTTTGTGAATGTTTTAAGATTGCTCGGGAAAGAACCGTTGCAGTAGTTGTACCATCACCGGCAACATTGTTTGTCTGCTCAGATGCTTGTCGAATAATTTGAGCACCTGCATTCTCGAATGGATCTTCAAGTTCAACAAACTTTGCGACGGTCACCCCGTCCTTTGTGATGAATGGGTTTGCACCCTTTTGATGTATAATAACATTGCGTCCTTTTGGACCCATTGTGGAAGCCACGTTGTCAGCTAGAGTGTCAATCCCGGTGAGGATTTTCTGCTGCAAAGAGCCTTTGCAATCATATTTTCTGGACATTTATACCTCTCTGTGTAATCTGGTGTGAATAATATAATCTGTTGTGGTGTGTTTGTCAAGGGCTTTAGATATCTTTAGTAATTTTTCTGCCATTGTATGGATATATAGTAGCTCTCAAGCCCTTTATATTGAAGTTGTTTCTCTGAGTCGCAAATCGTGACACGAGGGCTGGGCGATAGGGACCGGGAAGGTCTTGTTCATCGTCGTCTGCTTGAAGAGTTGGTTGATAACTTTTTCCAAAATCATACTTGTCGTCGCCTCTAACCATCATATGGTGAGCGGATAGGGTGTAGATCGCCTCTGGTACATCCTCCACACCAGCGTCGGGGTCCGTTCCAACCCTCTCTAACTTGAATGTTCCCTGTGCCACGATATCAACATTATTAAAGCTACCGGGACCGTCAGGTGTGTAGTCGGGACCAAACAAAGCCATGTTAATCAGATCCGGACTATTAATAACTCTTCTATAGGTTGTTGCATTTGGGTAGATATAATTGTCATCTTTGTCTCGCTCAAGCTCACCTTTCAAATCTTCAATAAACTTTAGCACTTCTGGGTGTCCGTTTATTTTTTCACCGGCTTTCGGTGTCACGCCACTCCACTGTCCGAAGTGTTTTGCAGTGGTTCCATCTTTATGTGAAATAAAGACGGGCGGCTTTGGGTCTTTTCTGATTAGGACAAAATCCGACTTTGGGTCTACTCCCTTAAAGTCTCCCTGCTCTGGCTGTTTTTGTGTTTTGACTCCTATCACATCGTCATAAGTGTGCAGCACCTCTCCAGAACTATTCAATACTCTCAGGATTATACCATCGGTGCCGGATTCTTTGATAGCTGTTTTGATGAGGGCTTCTAAATTCTTCATGGCATACGCTTCTTTTGCCGTCCTCTTTCCCGCCTCTTCACCACCCATGCCCGGATCTTTGAAAAATTTAGATATTGAGTATACTTCGCCATCCGTTGTTGTAAAATCAGGAATGCCCAACTCCTTAGCTTTTTTAGCGCTTATGTCGCCACTGTCAGCCAATACTCTTAGTTTTACTAGGAGAGGCTCTGACTTTTTAATGATGACCTTCTTCTTAGTTGCATCGATAACAAAAGGTTCGCCTTTCTCAATTCTTCGGATGAACTCCTCAAACCTGCCCGGATTTCTGTTGAAGTTAGCCCAACCCAATGTTGCCATTTCGTCCAAAGTCTCCTCAACCATCTCGACAAGCATGTCCATGGCAAGGGCTTTTTTCTTATCAAAATGATTTTCTATCAAAAGATCCCAGTTAGTTTCCATCTTCGATTTCCCTCAGTAGTTTATTTATATCAAGACCTGCACAGTCAATTTTTCTGTTGGTCAGGTGGTAGTGGCTTACAACTCCTTTGAAGTTGCCCTGAGCGGCAGAGTTGTCTACTCTCTGAGAAGTGTTTCCGTCGTCATCAAGTGGGCATGCTAGCTCAATACTGTAATGACTCGCCAAGCATTTGACCAATGCTTTGTACGCCGCCAACTGTACATCATAATAACCTAAATGATCTCCAAGTTTAACACCATGAATTCTAGAATCTGTAATTATAGGACGAGGACCAAAACCCTTCTTACTGTAGTAGCTTTGATACTTTGTATAATATGCGTTGCTGAAATCAATTCCAATTGAAGCGTTATTGACTCTTGTGTTGCCAGCATGCCAACCTATGTGCTGAGTATCCACTAGCTGGTAGATGGTGCCGTCGTTATCAATAACAAAGTGACTGGAAATGCTTCTCTTTTTTAGAATCTTATAACAGGAGTGAGCGGATAATGCAGCGTCCCAGTGAGTAACAATCATGGTGGGGTATCTTTTCTTTCTTGTTACAGAGCGGAAGCAGTTTGTGGGCAACGCAAGGTTGCCTTGCTCTTTCAAGTTCACCACTTTGTCCCATTGAATCGGAATGGCTGTGTCATTTGCAATGATTGTGTTGCCATCCATCGCATCTCCACTAATCTCATAAGAAGCTTCTCTTTCTGTCACGACCCTAGTATACGTCATTGGTCCACAAAGCCCATCAGGACTCAAGCCATTATCCCTTTGAAATTGTTTGATATTATTTATCAATATGTCGTTGAAGCCTCGGGCTCCAAACCAAGAAGGATCCCAGCCTAACTTAGCTGCACTTGCTTGGTTATAAAATATTTTATCGCTTATAGACATTAGAAAACCTCATCGGCAATCCCATATTCTACAGCCTGTTCTGCCGTCAAATAGACATTTACCTTTCTACTAATTAGATTTTTTATATATTTTTCAGTCATATCCGTTTCAGAGGCAAGCGTCTTAATGTATTGTTCCTGAGTCCACTGGACTTCTTCCAATTCATTTTCTAAATTATGAATGGAGCCAGCATAACCAGAAGCAACAGCATGAATCATTACACGGCAATGTTTGCCAATCTTTCTATATCCCTTTGTACCGGAAGCTAATATCAAAACTCCAGCAGACATCACTTTTCCTAAACCAACCGTAGAAATAGGAGCCTTCTCTTTTATCATTCTCATCGTATCATAGATAGCGAACATCTCTAAGGCAGAGCCACCATTTGTGCTGACCAAAACTTCAAACTCGTTCTTCTCATAGTCCTCCGTGAAGCCGGTCTCTAAGATTCTCATTGCATGCACAACATCTCTAGCGTTTTCTTCGTCAATGTCCCCATACAAGCTAACCACTTTTGGTTTTGAATTTTCTTGTTGTTGCGCTAAAAGGAGAATCTCTTCTATTTCTTGTGCTATCTCTTCATCACTCTTTTCTTCAGCTTTTTGTGTCTCTTCTGTCTCAACCTCTTGCTGCTTCTTGGTTCTTCTTTTTTTCTTTTTTGCTTCTTCTAAAATCATACTTTACCTCGGCTATGTATAAATACTATCGAGGACTTCTTTTTTTCATTTCTTTTGTAAGAATATCGACAGCTTGCTGCCAAGTTGAAAACTTCAAAATACCTCTCATTTCTTTAGGGTAAATAGATACGAACTTGTGTATAACAATCATCTTCCACGAATTAAAAGTTTGTTCGTCAATTTCTTTTACAGACTCAATTTGCTCGTCGGTACACCCTGTGCTTTTCATTTGTTGATATTTCATCTCTCTCATGAAGGCAACGTCCTCCATAATAAAGATCAAAAGTTTTAGGGTTTGGTTTAGTCCGTCTTGTGCAAAGCGTAGCACTTTGCCGTAACCCATCCAAAGGCTACCAATTTTGTGGGCAAGTGCGCCACCTAGAAACCATAGAAATTCTTGGGGGATTTGAGGTAGTTGGTCCATAAAAAATTACTCCTTGCAAGATAAGATTCCTACAAAGAGTAACGTTTTATGGTTTATTTGTCAAGGAGAACAAAGTAAATTATTTAGAAATTTTGCTTTTGATAATTCTTTTAGCAACCCTTCTGGTTACTTCTGCGATGTAAGCGTCAAAATTATCATCTTCCATTACATCCATTTTGGCTGCTTCATCGTCCATTTCCATTTCTCCGCCAAGATCAACTTCTTCTTCGTCTTCTTCAGCACCCATTGACTCATCATCCATGCCACCCATATCAGCTTCGACGGCACCGTCTTCAACAGCAACCTCTACGCCTGTTTCTTGCTCGATTGCACCTGCAATTGCATCAACAAGTCTTTTGACCATGGCTTCATCTGCTCCACCTTCGTCAGCAGGAGCATCCATTGGCTCATCATCAACCTCTGCGTCCATTTCCACGTCCATTTCTTCTTCAAGATCTTCTTCATCTTTCTTACGAGGCTTTCCCATTCCCTCTTCTACTTCTTCTTCATCTTTCTTACGAGGCTTTCCCATTCCCTCTTCTACTTCTTCTTCATCTTTCTTACGAGGCTTTCCCATTCCCTCTTCTACTTCTTCTTCGTTTACCTCGAATCTGTCAAGGTAACTCTCAGCGAGATTATCCATGTTTGCGAGTTTCATGAATCGTCGGATCGTTCCCTCGTTGAGTAATGTTTTCTTGTTGCTCATTTTTATGTTCTCCTAAGTTAAATAAAAAAATGCGATTGCACAATGATAAATAGTCCTTTTGTTGTTTAAAAGTCTTTCTTAGATGTCAATTTTTCTATAGCCTTATCTTGTATTTGTTTCACACGAACGAAACTGACTCCCAGTCTGTCGGCTACTTCTCTCAAAGACATCTTGCCGTTTCTCCTGACCGCCACCAAAGTGCAGTTTAAGTCTTCCTTATAATTTAGCCACTGCCTACATTCTTTGTTGCTACATAATTGACCGCTTTGCATACAAACATCAGCACAGTCATCAGTATCTATAAGTCTGGACATTCTTCCTCCAATATATCAAATATGTTTTCAATCTCATCTTGATCGAGTGCAAATTTTTGAATTGTCTGCTTTTTCGTCTCGTTCATTTTTGAAATCTTTTTCATTTTCTTTTTGCTCTGCACATTCTTGCGCTCTTTCATTTCTTCAATAAACTTAACAATGTTTTCATTCTGCGAAACATATGCAGCCACCACTTCACGGAAAAACGCACTTTGAGTTAGCCCATCGTAATGCAACCTTATCTTTAGCTCTGCATGATTCTTCTCTGAGTCATAGAAAACTATCTTTTTACCTGCTTCGCCATAAACACTCATTTGTTCCTCATTAGAATGTGAGTGAAACTCTCTGCTTGACCTGCTGTTGTCTGCTGAACGAACCGAGCCTTGGCTTGTAGATCGTTGATTGTTCTAGCACCTGAGTAAGACATACCACTTTGGATACCGCCTTTGAGGTCAGCCAAGATTGTATTCACATCGCCTTTGTATGGTATTGTGGTAGAGATGCCTTCTGGTGTGGAGGTCTTGCCTCGCCAATTAACTTGGGCTTCGCTTGATGCCATCCCACGATAGACTTTATATTTTTTGTTACCTGCGTCAAAAACCTGTCCCGGTGATTGGTCTGTACCAGCCAGCATTGAGCCAAGCATAACAAAGTCAGCACCAGCAGCCAGAGCCTTTACAATGTCTCCGCTAGTTTTCATACCACCGTCAGCAATGATTGGGATAGGACAGCCAGCATCAACGCAGTCCATAACTGATTGGAATGTTGGAACGCCGTGTCCGCTTACCAATCTCGTAGAGCAGATACTTCCTCCACCGACGCCGACCCTTACGCTGTGGGCTCCCCACTCTGCAAGATCACAGGCTCCTTTGCCTGTTGCAACATTACCAGCCATAATGTGGACTGAGTTTCCGAAGACCTTCCGCAGTTCTCCAAGGGCATTCTTCATCATTGAGTGGTGCCCGTGTGCTACATCAACGCAGAGAACATTTGCACCAGCATCAACAACTGCCTGTGCTCTTTCCAAGTAATCACCAGTCACACCGATGGCTGCTCCTACATTATCTACCTCTACAACCTTGGCTTGCTTTACCAGTTTGGATTGGTCGTCAATACTATTGTAGCGGTGGATAATACCTAACCCTCCGTTCATTTCCATAGCAACCAACATATCAAGTTCGGTTACTGTATCCATAGGACTGGAAATAATAGGCAGGTCTAGTCCAATGTCTCCCAAACTATTCTTGGTTGATAGGACTGTCCTACTTTCTATGTCTGAATACTGGGGAACCAGCAAGACATCATCAAAACTCAAACTAGCCATCTAGCCCTCCTTATTTGCCCAGTATTCTTTCATCCTTTTACTTCTAGATGAAGAACCTTTTTTCTTCGTTGCTCGAATAAGTTCAGCGACTTTTAGTGCATGCTGCTCCATGACAAAAAAGTTCCCTTCTGAGTCTCCTTCTTGCTGTAAAGCGCAGCCAGCTTCGATCAACTTTTTCTTGATGCCCTTGTATGTTGCCGCTGTTGGTCTCTCAACTGTAACACCTATTCTGCCATCGTCAGTTCCAGTCCACCAGAGATGATCGCCTGAAAACTTTCTAATTCTGGATGGGCTGATTGGATTTCCGCAGTCATCTAAAACATACCTGATTCTGTTGTCTTCACAGAACTTTTTATAAACGTTTTTACTTTTCCTTTCGCTCACTTAGATTCTCCTGAAATTCTTTTACCATTTCATTGCCTCGCTGCCAGCAAGGTGGGCAATATAGATTGACTTGCTTAGATTCGTTTCTAACAATGACATACCAAGATTTTACCATTTCCTTGTCTGCCTTGTCAAAAGGTTTTTGACACACCAAGCATTCGCTGCCGATCTTACCGAACATAGCTACCTTCGATGCCATTTCCTTTTGAGAGTCTAACTCTTTTTTTCTACCTATTTTTTTAGTTAGCTTGCCCATTAGCGGTCACCCGTAGACCCAAAGCCGCCTTCGCCTCTGGTAGAACCACCATTCAAATCATCTTCAGTTGCTTCCTCAATACCACAATGAACAACTGGGACGAGGACGGCTTGAGCGATCTTATCTCCAGCTTTGATTACTTGTGTCTCACATCCAATATTATGCAGGTTAACATAGATCTCGCCATCATAGCCGGGGTCAACAACACAGGCACCTACAACTAGTTGTCGCTTAGATGCAATGCCAGACTTGTTCTTGATCTCCAACATGTACCCTTCTGGAATGTGCGTCTTTAGTCCCGTGGACAATAGATTGCTTGAGTTGGCAGACAACCAATATTCTCCATTGTCTTCCATGCAAACCCCTCGCCCTCCGTTGGGACAATAGAACAAATCCATACCAGCATCTGTCTTGTGTGCTCTCACTGGTAGTTTTGCCTCTGGTCTAATTTTATAAAATTTTAGATTCATAGTACCTCCTATTTTAACACTCATCTTTACCCCAAAAGTCTAAAGTTTCTGCTGATTGATCGGGTGCTAAAGCCCCATTGCTCATCATATTCCAACCTACCCATATAAGGGCGATTGACAGCTATTTTGTCTTTCTTTGAACTTACACCCCAACATTTTATTGTTGTCAGAACATTGTTTGAATCAATCACCTCCAATATATAATACTCTTTGCCATTTTTGGTTCTTTTGATGTTTACTTTTCTAGGAATAAACCATGCAGCACCCAAATCGACATCAAATTCTGAGATTGGTGGGATGTGCAGTTCAGATAGTCGGTTCATCACGTCATCATCAATCACCAAGCTTATGGGAAACGCTCCTGTCAAACTGGATAAGTGCTCGATCTTTTCGTAGTTAGTAAAGTCGCCCTCATCTTTATACTTTTCTATGTTCTCCATTAAGTTCTTCTCTTTCCGAGGGCGCATGACAGCAACTGCACTCCAGAAATGCTTTTCTCCTGAGAATCTGTCGTCCATCAAGCATTTCAAAGCACCAGCCCTGCATAACACATCAAGCGCTTTTTTATTCAGCTTAGAGTATACCATCTCCTCGTTGAACAAGAAGTCTTCAATTTTATCAAAGGGGCGATTTTCTAAAATCTGTTCCATCGCAGCATCACCAAGACCCTTGATAGAAGTAAGCGGTTGAATTAGTGTTTTGCCGTCCTCACTAATTTCCCACACCTGACCAGACCTATTCACATCTAGTGCTGCAACTTTGAATCCAAATTGCTTGGCAATCGCAATAGCTTTTTCTTTTCTTGCCTCTGGCTCTTTGTCCAAAAATGCAGCCATCCATTCTGCTGGATAATAATTGAGCAGCCAAGCACACTGATAAGACAGAACTGAATACGAGACGGCGTGTGATTTGTTAAAACCATACCCTGAGAAATACTCGAAAGTCTGCCAAAGCTCTTGTGCCTTTCCTTTAGTTAGCCCTTTTTTGACACAACCTGAAACAAACTTCTTGTAAATCTTATCTTTCTTTTGCTGCGTTTTGCCTGTTCCTTTTTTAGTCAACAGCTTCCGCAAAGCATTGCCCTCGTCCAATGATAAGCCATCACCCAGCTTGTGTGCGAGAAGTGCGATCTGTTCTTGAAAAATCAAGAATCCATATGTTTCTTCTGTGACTTCCTTCACAATATCGTTTACATATTCAACTTCTTCAGGCTTCCTCATTGCCTTGACATACATTTTGTCTACTTTAGCACTGAGTGGTCCCGGACGATAAATACTGGTAATAGCAGCAATATCAATGATGCTCTTTGGCTTTGCCTTCTTACAAAAGTCCTGCGCTCCGCCTTCCGTGAACTGAAAGATACCAGCCCACTTGCCTTTATGAAAGACGTTTTTGTACACCTTCTGGTCGTTCAAGTCAATCGTCTCAGGGTGGAGCTTCGTATCATAGTATTCTTTGACATCATCAAACGTCGGCTTCTCGATGCCATGATGTCTTTTTAGAATATGTCTAATCGCACCCTCCATCATTCTCAATGAAGCAAGTCCCAAGATATCAAACTTAATAAAGCCCATTGGCTCCAGATGTCTTACATTTTGCCCTTCGGACCATGGTGTCTGTACAACGCCACCACTGTTTATAAGTGGCATATACTTATCCAAATCTTCTCCGATGACGACACCACCAGCATGACGACTAATGGACCTTGGCTGTCCAAAAATAACATCAATATGACTAGCGATATGAGGATATTTGTTCAAGAAATTCTTCAGTGACTCCGAATATTCCTTTAGTTCCTCAAAGGTTGGCGTATAAACACCAGCCTTGATGCCATGCGCCTTCTTTGCAAGGGGTGTTGCTTCTTTGAGCATCTTTGATGTAACCGGATTGACCTCGGTAAAGGGCACACCGTAAAACTTTGAGATGTCCTTGACTAGGGAGCGCAACTGTAGCGTGTTAAAATTTGAAATGGGCACTACCGTGTTCTGACCCCAGTCATCAATAAGCATCTCCTTCAATTCCATGGGGTCCGATACGTCATAATCAATATCAGGATAGTCAGTTTGATCTTTGGTCATAAACCTCTCAAACTGTAACTTATACTTAATAGGGTCGATCTGAGTAATGCCCAAAGCGTATGCAACAAGAGACCCAGCAGCAGAGCCACGCCCTGAGCCGACAAGCTGACAGTCAGTCGCTTTATCTGCAATACTTTTCATTGTCAGAAAATACTCGCTGAATCCCCTCTTGTTGATTACATCCATCTCCAAAGCGAGCCTAGATGAATACTCCTTGTTCATCAAGCCAAGCTTTACAAGACCATCCTCGCTGAACTTTTGTAGGGCTTCCGATGCTGACTGCTTATCCGGCACAACAAAGCTTGGCAAGCGAACCGTATTGTCGGGCATGAACTTTTCAATTCTATTATGTGCGATTTCATGAGTCCGAAGAATAGACTCTTCAATCATTTTGTCGTTGTAAGATGCACCCACCTTTTCTGAATAATATTTATACGCCTCCCACATCTCGTCGCCATTCTTTGGATAGAGTTCATAACCAATATCCTCCACATTTTCTGGCAATTCAGACGACAAGTAATCGGGACGTGTCTTGCCACCTAGCCAGCCGAGGCGTTTATAAAGCTCTCTATCCCTCCACGCCTCTTTAGTTGGATAGTGACTATCAGCCGTTGAAATAAGCTGGATGCCGTATTCGTGATGCAATTGAATGATGTATTGGTTTAATTCGTGCTGTTCTGGCGCACTGTTCCACTGTAACTCCCCATACCATCTGTCTCCAAAGATGTCAATCATTTTTTCTGTTGTTCGGCGCATGCTTTGTATCACAGCGTCTTTGCCGTTCTCTCTATTATCCCAGTAATTACCAGCATAAATACCGCCGAGGCAAGCAGATGCAGCGATGACCCCCTCGTTATATTGACTGAGCAAGTCATAATCCATTCGAGGATATCGGTAAAAGTTGTCATTTTTATAAGAATCAGATACCATCTTGAAGATGTTATTGAGACCGGTTTGGTTCTGAGCCAAAAGAATAAGGTGGTTTCTCTTGTTCAATTTACTTTTCTTGCTCTTAGACGCACCCTCATTTTCAATAACGAGCCCACTGGAGGAGTCGGACTTCTTCTTGGAGCCCTTTTCCTTGTCCATCTCTTTTCTCCAGTCTTTGACTGAAGGGATAAAATAAGCCTCGACCCCAAAGATTGGCTTGAAGTTTTTACCCTCCTCCATCATCTTCTTTGCGTGTGCAACCTGATAGCTAAGACCATTCATATTCCCATGATCGGTTAATGCTAGGGCGTCCATTCCGTTTTCAAATGCACTATCCATGTGCTCACCGGGGAATCCGAGTCCGTCAAAAAAAGAACCCGCAACTGAGTGTGCGTGGAGACCTACAAATGGAATATCACTCTTCTTCAATACTTTCTCCTATCTTGTTCCACTGTCTGCTAGAAAGAATCAGCTTGTCCGGTTTTTCTAATTCTCTATCAGACCCTAAATAATTCTTTAGACCCTGCCAAGAGTCTATGTTGTCATACCGTGGTAGTTCAACTACTTTTGCTTCAGCCATTTTAGCAGATCCAAAAACTGTGTCAAGATTAAAGTGAACGGCGCTCCATCTTTTTTCAAAAGGTAGCATGGCTTCATCTCCAAACTTGGCACCAGCCGGTCTATATCCTGTACCCTGCTCTGTTATGACTCGTTTGTATTCTTTATATTCTTCACTGTCAAAAGTGAAACCCAAATATTCACCGTCTGCCACAGTCTTTCCGTCGTTAGATAAAAAGAATGACTTATCGCTTGAAATGTCCGGTCTGTGCTCTCTGAGCATAGAGGGGTCATATACGCCATATGGAAAAGCCGTATAATATCTAGAAGGTACAACCCATTTGCTTATTTTATTGCTGACGTGGTATGAGGTTAGCGCACCATAAAGCACACTAAAAGCTAGACAATCTCTTTTTCCAAGATCTTTTGGATGTATAGGAACATAGTATATGGGTATTTTTCTTCTTGATTCGGATGGATATTTGTTTAGCCTTCCCAAAGAAACAGGGTCAATTATATATTCTCCTAGCCTGCTTCTAATCAAAGGTTGCATGTCGTCATTGCAAACAAGCCAAATAGTTTCGCATCCAGCCCAAGCACACTCCAGCACCGCTCTTTCTACTGCTAGGTAGTTTGCGCCTATTGGTTGCAAACAGTCGTGCCATGGAAAATTAAAGTCAAGCTTTTTTCCTGCTACTGGAACAATTCCTGCTAAATGGAATGGGGATCTTATTGCCCACCTCCCATCATAGATGCGCCGCCTTCTGCGCCGCCTCCCATTTGTTCCATCATTTTTTCAAGCATTTTCAAGATGATCATCATAATCAACATCTTCATAATCTTTTCAAGGTCCATTTCATTTCCCTGACCCATCTGACCCATTTCAGATCCACCACCTATTTGAAGGCTTTGCTCTGAACTCATATTCTGAAATGAACTAACTTCGTTTGTTATGTTAATGTTGATTGAGTTAGAGTCTCCACCACCTTCTGGTGAGCCTCCCATCTCAACTCCCTTGTTATTTTCACTACCTACTGCTGCTCCTCCGCTAGACGGAGTAACTCGTTGAGTAGACACTGGTGCTGCGGATGCTCCACCGCTACCACCAGAACCTATTGATCCTGCGCTAGACACGGTTCTGCCCCTCCTTGAAGATGATACCATCATGCACCACCTCCAATATAATTATGGAGCTTGTGGATATATTTATTGATGCTAACTTGCAAATCTTGATTCTGGAAGGATAAAAAATCAGTGTCTTTGTATGCGTCCATGTGAATCTTTTTTATTTGCCTTCTGTCAGACTCCAGCTTTATGCTGTAGTATTTATATTTTTCCGGGTCGCTAACGTCTCTGCCATTTCTTGGACCTTTGATTCCATATTGTTTCATTATGTCCTTTGTTTTATACAGTGTCATAAGAGTAGAGTATGAGTGATCTTTTATTTGTTCATCTGTAAGATACGATATTGCAACTAAGTCTTTATAATCATGATCTCCATCGATCCGAGGCGATTTATAAAAAACTATCTCATTAACAAAATCATCTCCGGTTTCAATCGTGTGGTATTCATGGGTCATACCAGCACGAACATTTATCCAATCTAAAATCATTTTTTTTGGATTTTTTTCAGTCAATTTTGGTAATGGTAAACCTTCAACGTTCTCATCGTCAAAAACAAAAACTTTCTCACACTCAACTTCTACCATTCTTTCTCTTTTTGTGTAGACTTTTAGCTTTTTTTCATCTTCTAGTATCCTAATTGAAGTGACCTTATCTGAAAATGGGATCTTTCCAGCCATTGAAAGCAGAAAAACTAAATGGTTCCAATCTTTTGTTTCCTTTTGTTCAAATATTTCAGGAAGTGAGACCTTATTGAGAATCAGAGAGCAATCGTTTTTAGAAGCAAAAAGAACCGACTCTAAAGAAGAGCCTATTACAATTCTTTGCATGTTTATCGTCTTCATCTTTTACTCTCTTTATTTTGCGGTCTAATATTCTCTTGTACTTCAAGACTTTTTT